GGACGCGCTTTTGGGGGAAGTCTACCACTTGCGTGATTGCGATTGCCCCGTCGTTTAAGAAAGCCTGCATTTTGCCGTCTTTAAGCGCCTCAACTATATCCCTTATGCTGTGCGTCTTACCGCCTTTCTGCATCCCCGACTCAAGAAGCCGCAGGATCTGTTTTTCATCGAGACCCAAGTGGCACCGCCGTAGTTACAAGATTACCTGCGTTGTCTACCGTCAACTTATACACCGATCCGTCTGGACTTTGAAGGAGTACTCCTGCGACTGCTTCCTCGGCAGAAATCACCGGTATCAGTGATCTTTTTACCGTGTCCAAAATCGTATTGAACGTGCCTTGATCGTAGTTCTGCGGAGGGGTCGGGATGAACAGTCTCATCGACCACCTCGCGGAATGAGGTCTAACCGTGTCTCGCCAACGCTCCAAGGCGCGTCTTGGGTGGCCTCAATCCTGACACGCATTTCTCGACCCGTTACACGGACATCCGTATATCCGTCAGCGCGGGGAGAATATGCCGAAGAAAGAGTTTCTGTGCCTTCGGGCGTATAGGATGTGTAGAACTGCAACTGTGTTGAGTCATACCCATATCCGCTGTCTGTCAAAGCCTGTTTGACCATCATAACATTGTTGCCTTGTTGCAGGTTCAGAGATCCTGTCTCAACCCACCGCTCACCAACAAGAGATGCGCCGTTATCGGTCCATCCATTTTCTTGATAGAACAGGTCAAAGTTCTGGTCTCCTGCAATCGGATACTGGAACACACCAGCCCCCGTTGCAGCAGTGCGCGTCATCGATCCGATCGACCACCACCCTTCAGCATAGTTGAACAGCACATACTGATCTGGGACCGATGACCCATTTGACGGATACCAAAACCATACTTCTGGGAATAACCCGTTCTCAGCACCATGCGTATAGATAGGCCCAGAAGTAGAATCCATATTGTTGAGAACATATTCGTTTACGTCACACTGCAATGGCTTGACGTAACCACCGTCATATATCCAGAAATTCTCACGGCCCATCCATACGCAACGACCGCCAAATGTTGCGAAAGACCGAGGCGCAAGAAGACCGCAGCCAAAGCCAATGCGTTCAAAGCCATAGATGTATGGCAATCCGATATACCGCATCAGCCATGCTTCATCTTCAGTCCAGATGAGCGTACCTTCGCGCACCGAAACAGCCATGATAATTCGCGACTGTGTATCAAGATCGAAGAACCCAGCAGTGTTTGTGGCTGAAGCAAAATCCCACTCAGCAAAATCTTCTGCATCAGACCAACCAACGCGACGCGGATTACCGTTCATGCCAAACAGCACAGCGTGGCGCTCTGGAGTTACGATCACACCGCGATTGTCAATCGGCGTTCCTGTGTGCGTAACATCACCACCAGAAGATGTGGCATTAGCCATGCTTTGCGCATAGGTAAATGTGGTAAGAGTTGGCGTGCTGGTAATCGTAAAGCTGCCATTGAAAGATGTGTTTGTAACACCCGCAATCGTGACAGTCTGACCAGTTTTAAAAGTATGATCAAGAGTTGTCGTAACAGTAACGACGTTACTTGTGCGACTTATCGTTGAAATTAATGCGTAACCGACAACTGATGCTTGAGTGTTACCTAGACCATAATAGAACAAGCGCCCATCAGACGAGGCAACTGCAAGCATATCCTCGCCCCAGTTATCCATTGTCCAAGTAAATATATCAGGATCTAGAAGGCTTGGAGGACGCGGATAAGTTGCGTCTGTGTCATCGCCATAAAGTTCTGCGCCGTAGTAATACGCACCGTATGACCCAACACCAGTAAGCGGAACAAAGCCTGTCGGCGTAATGTCGGTATAGGTAGACCCGTCATTGGCATACAGTTTTGTGTCGCAGCCAATCATCAACCATTTATCGTTATTGTTATCCGTCCACGGGAACAAGCACCGCGCAGCCGAGTCCAATGGTGATGATGTAATCCGTTGCCACCCACCGACAGGCAGCAACTTGTTTGACCGCCACCGGATAAGGTTTGCGTCCCAATACCGTCCCTTAGCCAAAAGCGGGGTTGCCGGTTTGACTACGCCAGGCGGGATAGTGAGCGGGACTAAAGGCATCAGGAATCTCCAAGACGCGCAAGGTCTAGTGCGCCTATATTTACCTCATTCACGCGTCGGCTCCAACCCTTACCGAAATGCTCAAATGTCGGCAGTGCTTGCAGAAAGCGCAATCGCGCGTCGTTATACTCTTCTATGAAATACCGCACACCTTCTGCTTCACAGATGCGCTTAATTGAGGCAAGAGACGCTGGCCCTATTGCCCCATCCTGTGCCACACCGCAGATCTTTTGGGCAATCTTAGCCGCGCGTCCAGTGCCAGAATTGATCGCACAGTCAAACATGACATAGTCCACGCCTGACGGCAGCTCGTCGCCCTTCACCACATCCCAGTATTTCTTCTTGTAAAGCGGAGACACGTCAGCGACAGTGAGTGCCCGTATATCGTCCTTAGTCACCTCGTGACCGACCCACTCTTCCCAGACCTTCTTGGTGCAACCGAGATTGGTGGCTCCGCCAGGATCGCGTTTGTCGTCAACGTAACCGCCTTCGTGTTTCAGTACGGCTGCGAGGCAATGGTCAAAGTTCTCGCGCATCACTTGCCATCCGTATGACGGTGAGCCGAGCCGAAATAGTAAGACAGCACAAGCATCAGTGCGCCATCAAGAGTACCAAGAACGCGTGCGATCAACTCGCGCATCGATGCCTCAATCACATTGTGCAGCATAAACCACTGGACGCATCCCCATGCCACGACAACGATAACCGCCAAGACGCGCGGTGTCAGATCATGGGTCATAATTGCGTAGTTTCTGGCGCTATCTCTGTCAGAGGCAGCGATGCGCTCCAAGTCGATGTCGAGCGACTTCATCTGCACCTTAAAGTCAGCGTCTACCTTTTTCAGTGCCGCCAACTGTTCTGCCGTAGGGTTTGACAGTGCGAGTTTAATCTCATCGTCAGACGCATCAGAGTGACCGAAAAGCGCGTTAGACAAAGTCTTTACGGCAAGACCGGCGACAGGACCGCCGAGAGCCGTAGCAATCGTCGGCGCGACTGAGCTGACCAATGGGCCAAATGTTTTGAGTAGATCCATGACTATCCCCTAAAGTTTTATGAGCAGCAGAAATCCTGTGATGCCCATAGCAAGCACTAAACCCATTACGATAAAGAATAACCCTGCTGCGTCTTTCAGTTCCTCTGCACGCTCTGCGGCAAGCCGTTCTTCTTCGCGGTGCTGACGGTCTGCCTCTTTGCGGATCTCGATCACTTCGCGTTGCACCGCTTCGTAAGCAGGCAAGCCATAGACAGAGATGAATAGATTCTTGATCTCAGCCTGCATGTGAAAGGCTTTGGATTTCGCGGCATAGCGTTCCATCGCCTCTTTCTCTATATCGGCAGCGTTTGAGAATAAGCGCTTCTTTGGCGGTGATGCGGCAAGATGCGTAAGTTGACCTACAGCGTTCCACAGAGAACCTAGATCCTGCGCAAGCTCTTGTATTTCTTTACCGGCAGCGATGGCACCCTTCAGCCCATTGTACGCGGCTGTTGCTGTCGCAATGAGCGTTACTGGGTCCATTATCTACCAACAAGTTTGAAGGCCATATCTACGAAGAAGCCAAACACAATGCCTACGAGCGCAAGAATTGCTCCTGCGCCCTTCCATTTGTGCATCATGGCAGAAATGTTTTTCAGTTCTGTTTTAAGCTCAGACATATCACGATGAAGATTCTCAACATGAGCTTCGAGTCTACCGATTTGTTGGTTCAGATCATCAGACATATCTGACTCCTATTACTATGCTGGAGTTTCTTCAGGCGGTGCCGGTGGATTTGGGTCAGTGAATTGACCTGTTGCTGGGTCATAGATCCAGCCAAAAGACACAGGGCTATCATCTGGCAACGCGACAAGCGTGCAGCCTTCAGGTGCAGGGTCAACCGCAGGATCAGCAACGATGATGTTCGCAACAGTGTTATCGCTGTTTTGGACTACCGCACAGCGTTGAGGATTGCCATTAATAGGAGCCATTTGCATAGGACCACCAAACATTAGGTATACTCCCAAACTCGTATAACTCCAGCAGCGCCAGTACCATTTGCACCACCGCCACCGCCATACCCACTACCAGTTTCACTATTTCGACCCCCACCACCAAAAAAGGATGACCCGCCCCATCCGAATTTTGTTGTGCTCCCATCACCAGCAAACCCAGGCGAACCCTTTGTATTTAAATCACCATTTGATCCAGTGCCGCTAAGACCACCGTTAGTAGTCGTGCCACCGGAGCCGCCTGCCGCCGTAATAGTGGTTGCTCCAACTGTAAATGTCGTGCTTCCACCAGTTCCCCCTGTACCACCTACGGAGCCACCACCACCAATAGCGTAAGTATAAGCAGTTGACCCAGTGACAGTAAAATATTTTGCAACATAACCACCGCCGCCACCACCGCCATAGCCACCATTGTTTGCTCCACCGCCGCCACCACCAACTGCTTCAACATAAATCTTAGTGCAGTTAGACGGTGTCGTGTATGATGTACCGCTTGTCAGTATTTGCGGAGCACGAATAAGCGCACCTGTCGCTGAAATCGTTGTCCATGATGGCGCAGCGGAAGCACCACCGGATGTAAACACCTGACCAGATGTTCCGTAATTCGCGCCCTGAATACCGATCTGCCCAGCAGGGCCAATGCGCAAGTCTTCCGTACCGCCAGCCGAAAACGCAATCGTATCAGCGGCAGGAAAAAACATACCCGTATTCGTGTCAGTGCCTTGGACTGACGGTGTACCGGCAGAGCCGTCAACGCCAGCGATACCAGTTGTTCCGTTAATGGTTACGGGCATTAGTTTGCTCCTTCAGCGGGAGGATTAGGATCAGTAAACTGCCCCGTTGCTGGGTCGTATATCCAGCCAAAAGACACGGGGGAATTATCGGGAAGACCAACAAGGATGCATCCGGCTGGAGCAGGATCAACCGCAGGATCAGCCACGATGATGTTTACGACAGTGTTGTCACTGTTTTGGACTACTGCACAACGCATTATGTGTACTCCCAGATACGGATAAGACCAGCGCCGCCTGCCGCCCCTTGACAATTCGCAGCCGAGCCGCCAGATGAGCCTATTGCTGCTCCTCCGCCGCCGCCAGCACCGCTTGATCCAGCTAGGCCAACCGCAGCGCCGCCACCTTGCGGTGCGCCACCCCTTCCTGAACCACCGAAACAGGATGAGCCGCCACTTCCGCCGCCAGTGCTACCAGAACCAACAATACCACCGTTTCCTGTTATATTCACATCACCGTTTGTTGCTGTGCCACCAGCACCACCGTAGAGAGGCGAAGTATTACTTGATGCATTAATCCCAACACCGCCGAAACCGCCTCCTGCTGTAATAGTTGTTGCCCCAACAGTGAATGTAGTGCTCCCACCAGTACTGCCTGTTGCTCCACTCCCTAATGCTCCACCAGCACCAATCGCATAAGTATATGAGGTTGATCCAGTAACCGTGAAATACTTAGCAGAGTATGCTCCGCCGCCACCACCTCCTCCGCCTGCACTTATGGTAGCCCCACCACCATATACACCACCGCCTCCCCCACCGCCGCCAACAGCCTCAACGTAAATAGAAGTGCAGTTTGAAGGCGTGGTGTAAGACGTTCCTGACGTGAGAATTTGCGGAGCACGGATCAATGCACCGCTTGAAGAAAGCGTTGCCCATGAAGGAGACGCACCAGATCCGTTTGATTTTAAGTATTGACCAGACGTTCCAGCTGACCCGCCGACCTGTATTGCATTACCAAAAGCAACTCCTCCGCTCGTATCAAGCGCAAGGTTTACCGTCGCTGAAGACGGCTCTTGGATTTGCGTAGTTTTGAGAATCGCAACCATTATACGGCTCCTTCAGCGATAGGCGCTGGCGGGTTAGGATCAGTGAATTGACCTGTCGCTGGATCGTAAATCCAACCAAATGAAACCGGTGAGTCATCAGGCAAACCGATAAGCGTGCAACCAGCAGGTGCTGGATCAACCGCAGGGTCTGCAACGATAATATTTACTACAGTGTTGTCACTGTTTTGGACTACTGCACAACGCATTATGTGTACTCCGAGATCATAATAACACCTTGATACCCAGCACTGCCCTGTTGAAACCCGCTGGTTGCTGCCATTGCGCCCCCGCCACCCGCGCCCCAACCCACAGACCTTAACGCATCAGAATTTATTTGCGTGGAGGCAAGATTATAATTGCCCCCCATGTTTAGGCTTGTCGGAGTCTGTGTTGAACCTCCTCTTGGAGTAACTGCTGCAACAGTAGCTATAGTAACACTAAAGTTAGTAGCAGTCCCCGCTGCGCCTGATGCACCAGTCCCCGGATAAGCAAGCGCACCTGCTCCGCCACCTGTAATAGAGTATGTGGTGGCACCAATAGTAATTGATGTTGTGCCACCTGCCGTTGCAGCGGGTGAGGGGTTAACGCCGCCTGTGCCTCCGCTTCCAATCGCATAGGTGTAAGTTGTATTTGGTGTCACTGCCACATACACACTTGCATAAGGGGCCGCACCGCCACCGCCGCCGTATGCAGCGGCACCATTATATCCACACCCGCCGCCGCCGCCACCAGCGCCAATCATTTCAATCAATACATTATTGCACCCGGCTGGCGTAGTGTATGAAGTGCCTGATGTAAGAACACGAGGCGCACGGATAAGCTGCCCTGATGCAGAAACAGCCGCCCAAGTGCCATCTCCACGCAAATAATTTGATGCGGATGGTGTTCCCGTCACAGCGGCAACAGAAGTGACAGATGTCAAAACGTTACTCGTTGTAGCTGGAAGAGTAAGCGTCGTTGTTCCAGCGACAGCCGGTGCAGCAATCGTCACTGACCCTGATGTTGATCCGTTGATTGTTACGCTACCCATATCACACCACCGTCCAGGTTGATGAAGAAGGAATAGTTACAGTTGCCGTCGAACCAATCGTGATTGGCCCAAACGTACCTGCGTTCGTGTTTGCAGGGATGCTGTAACTCGTATTCACAGTCTGACCATTATTCCAGAAAATCGCATCTGAGCCACCGCCAGCAGCACCGCCGCCAATGTTACCCCATGCCGTGCCGTTGTAACCCTCAAACGCTGTGTTGTCAGAGTTGAAGCGTATCATACCGGCAGTCGGTGTTCCAGAACGCTGCGCCGTTGTACCAGATGCGAGCTTCATCTGGCCTGTGCCAGACATGGTAAAATCGCCACTCGCACTGAGCGTCGTGAAACTACCCGCCGCAGCTGCTGTTCCACCGATTGCCGGTGGAGAGGCAAGGTATGTCGAGACACCCGCACCTGTCAGCGTGCCCGTGACAGTCAAAGTTTTACCTGTGCCGATATTCAGGCCAACTGACGTGCCATTACCAGCAGCGTTAAAGACACCATCGACCGTATCAAGGTCAGTGTTGATCTTGCCACCCCAAGTATCGCGTGACGCGCCAACTTCTGGCTTCGTCAGGTTGAGGTTAGTCGTATATGTATCTGCCATTACGGTCTCCTACTGCACAACCCAGTTCTGGGAGCCGGTAGATTGAACTACCCAATTCTCTACCACAATTTCTTGCGTTTGCCACGTCTCCGATACGATACCCTCTGGCTCCCAGAGATAGCGTCCCGTTGCACTCATTCCAGATGACGCAGCACCCGTCGCGATTGCTGAAAGCGTCACCTGCACCTGCGCTGTTGCTGTTGAAGCAGCAACGATGTCTAGCAACCCATACCATGTAACAGTTGCACCCGCAGTTGCATCTGACTGAGCAACAATCTCTGACGAAGCTGCAAGAATACGCGTCGGTGTAAATACGCCGTCACTTTCGCTTGTACCAATAGCCTCTGCAAGCTGCACGGCATACCCGTCAGCCGTCGCGTCAGACTGCGCCGCGATAGCAGCAGAAGCGCCTCTGATGGCATAAGCGTTGGCAGTCGAGTTGCTCGTCGCCGCAATCGTCGCCGACACTTCTCTGACACGCTGCGCTGACGCTGTTGCGTTACTCGTAACAGCTATGTCGCAATACGCGATCTCGG